CAAACGAGTCAGGTGTTAACCGCGCTGCTCGAGGCGAGAAAATCAATAATCTAGACGTCAAAACCACTGTTCCAAACGTCGAGCATAATATCATGCAAGACACTGCAACAGTATATCCAAAGTCAGATATCAACGAATCAGAAACCGGACACGTTATCGAAATTAATGATACACCCGGGGGCGAAAGAATTCTCATACATCATAACACTGGTGCAGGGTTCGATATTCGACCAGATGGTACGATTGTTATCAATTCAAAGAACAACAACGTCGAGTCAACAGACGGAAACAAGTATATGGCAATCGGCGGAGATGGCAAAATCACAGTCTTCGGCAACCTCGATCTCGATGTACGGGGTGATATGAATCTCAAGGTTGGAGGAAATCTCAACTGGAGAGTCGGCGGAACAGTTGTTGGAAACGTCGTTGGCTCACTCGTTACTCGCATATCAGGATCAGTACGAAGAGTCATCACCGGAGATCTTCAAGATCAAGTTCTGGGTAATACCTTCAGTCTTGGCCTAGGCGGCTTCACTCAATATGTCAAAGGAAATTTCAAATCAGCAGTGCATGGTTCAACCTCACTCTTTTCAAAAATCTCTACAAGAATCTCATCAGAAAATGAACTCGACATTGCATCAAACAATATCAATATCGGTGCAAGAGATCTAACCGCAATCGCCGATAAAGGAACCATCGGCGGCCAGAACGTTATCATGTACAATTACAACATGCATACCGAAAAGTCAGTATGGGCAGAAACCATGTCAGCAGAAACATTTCATGGAGATTTATCGGGTAAAGCTAAACTAGCAGCATCGTCAGAACACCAATCATATAGCGATCCAGATGGAGGAGGAGGTGTTGGCTCACGAGGTTCTATTACAGAAACGGCTCTCGATGAAAAGGCTACAGTACTTCCAACTGGTGCACTCATGAACGATTTTCTTGATAATACAGAAGCTGGTATCACAAAAATCAATATCGATCCAGATGGAACAATAGCACAAGGTATCGATCATACACAACACACAGGAAACGTTACGGATAGACTACTTACAAAGGAAGAAGTCAGAGCAAGACTACGGAATCCAAGCCATCTCGCTAATACAGCATTCTATACTAGTCAAATAGCTGCAGGTAACCTCGCAAGTAATTTTGCCAACTCATCTCCTTCGTCCATAGGGAGAGTCATCGCCACCACTGACAACACCTATACCGGTGAAAACATTATAGGCCGGTTTCCAGATGATGGATTCCGTGGTACCACCTTCCGTCAGACTGAATCATCAGGCCAAGCTCGTAATCTTACGATACAGGTAGAAGGAAGGTATAACCCTAGCCGTTGGACCTCTATTGCAGCGAATACACCACTCTCGAATAAGCTTACTCTGGCTAGGTTCCTTGGTGGGGCTGGAGATCCAGCGAATATAAACCACATTACAGACCTCGAAGAACGAAGACAGATCCTTCGTAACCTATTACCCCATACAGGATTTATTAATCTATTCAACACCTTAAAGAGTACAGCAGGACACAATCTCGTTATTACTGAGGGCCTATACAGACCTAGTCAGACTGAGACTATAGACACTGATTCTATATTAGATCTAAGGCAAACCGGTAGAGCAGTAGCATATGAAGTCCATAACAATACAACTGGATCTTTATCACCAGAGAAATTATTTGATTTTGCTCGATTAGTAAAGAATGCAAGTCAGTTTGAAGAACTCTCGCTAAGGTATGATACATTCGATCCGAACGGAGCTCAGCATGTTTCTCTGGTAATAACGACTCCTAATATACCGAGTAATTTAACAGCAAAGTTCGAACAGAAATTATCTACATATTATAACGAAGCTCTACAGTCAGCCACATCGTTAGTCGAAATGACACCGGCAGGAAGGCCCTTTTAAATGACAGGAAAAAGCCATATACCCTGCCGAAGGCCATACTAACGAGGTTGTCTGTCCATAGAAAAAAGTTCAGTAGATTCACTCAGATTTTTTTTTCTCACGAGTAAATGATACTCTCAGGGTTTTATGGTATAAATAGACAATAACNAGACAAGGAAACACCAATGGCAAGAAGATCGTTCGCAGTAGAGGATGGAAGTTTAAATACTCCAGCTATTGTTACGAGTAGAGTCCGAGCTTATACGGATATTGATCTACTCTTTCGAGCCAAGGGGAACGGAGATCTATATAAGAAGAATGATGCTGCCGCAGTAAAGCAGGCAGTCAAGAATCTAATACAGACTAACTTCCATGAGAAGCCGTTTGCTCCTTACTTTGGTGCAAATCTGAGAAACATGCTTTTTGAGTTAGCAAGCAATGATGTAGACTATATCGTAAAAGAAGATATAAAGGCTGCCATTGCGAATTATGAACCAAGAGCAGAAGTAATAGAAGTAGATGTCATTGCTCGACCTGATAATAATAGTATCGGAGTAACGTTGACTTTTAGAGTAAAGAATACGGACGAGAATGTCGTTTTAGAAACATCAATATCAAGGTTAAGATAATATGGCAACAACAGTTAGAAGCACAGCACTTGATTTCGATAGAATAAAGACAGCGCTGGCGAAAGATCTCTCCGCGAGTAACGAGTTTCCGGATTTTGATTTTGAGGCAAGTGGTATCAGTAACATACTGGATGTCCTTGCGTATAATACTCATTTGAATGGTCTGATCGCAAACTTTGCTACAAATGAGAGTTTCATGCGCACTGCGCAACTCCGGTCTTCAATCGTATCAAGAGCAGAAGAACTTGGTTTAAATATTCGCAGTAACACAGCATCCTCTGCAGTACTCCGTATATCCGTTAACCTATCGACTCTACCAGTTCTACCAACAACAATTAAACTACCACAATATACAGAATACACAGCGACACTTGATGGAGTGACATATTCCTTCTATACTCTTGAGGATTACACCGCAGAGAATAACGGAGCAGGAATCTATACCTTCGAAGTCGACTACGGAAATGGCGTGGGAGATGATACTGACTATCAGATACCTGTTTATCAGGGTGATATTAAAACAAAGAATTTCTATGTAGGCACAACAGACGATTATCAAGTATATGTTATTCCTGATACTCAACTCGATACTTCAAGTGCAAGAGTATTCGTCTATGATACTCCGACCTCAAATTCTTATGAAGAATATACAAGTATTACAAAAGCAATTACCGTGAATTCGAGCTCGACTTATTACGACCTCCGCGAGGCGCCTAACGGCGCCTATGAACTTACCTTCGGAGATGGTCAGACCTACGGTAAAGCACCAACTCCAGGATCAAAGATAGTCGTGACATATCTTAGACCAGATGGAGAAAATGCAAATGGGAGTGCAGACTTCTTTCCACAGAACAATTTAACTTATTCAGGCGTTTCATTTCCGCAAGGTGTAACGACATTCAGTAACTCAACTGGTGGGAAAAATAAACAAACAATCGATCAGATACGTCAAACGGCTCCAATCGCGTTCGCATCTCAACAAAGACTCGTAACACCAGAGGATTATCAAGCTCAGATCTTATCAAACTTTTCTCAAGTTGATGCAGTCGCAGCATGGGGTGGACAAGATAATATACCTATCGATTATGGAAAGGTTTATATTAGTCTTCAGTTTGATGATGGAACTGATACAAATACACAGACTCGAGTGAAAGCAAAGATCGTATCTGATTTAACAGATAAATTATCAGTAACGTCAATTACACCAAAGTTTGTTGATCCAGTGAATGTTTATCTTGAATGTACTGTTGATTTTAATTACGATCCAGACTTGACAGGACTCACGGCTGGTAACATGGCTACAAAGGTAGAAAACATTGTTACTAATTACTTTAATTCAATTGATGGGTTTGAAAAAACATTCCGTCGATCAAACATGTTAACTACAATTGATGAAAATGAAGATGCAATTCTTTCTTCAAAGTCTGATGTGAAGATGAGAATGAGATTTGAACCTGAGTTTGGATCTACTTCAACCTTTGCATATACTATTAACTTCCCTGTTCCATTAGCAGAATTTGATGATGTCAATTATGTCATTCGAACAACAAACTTTGAGATCACAGGGGCAACAGCATATATCCGTAATAAACTCAATAGTACACAATTAGAACTGGTGAATGCAATAACAAGCGAAGTTATCACTTCAAATGTTGGAGCATACTATCCTACAAAGGGTGAGGTTTGGATTTCAGAAATTACACCATTGAGTTCTTCTTCAGGCGCGAATTATATTGAAATAAGAGCAACTCCAAATAACCAATCAGTAATTAAACCATTGCGTAATTATATTATTAAACTTGACAACACTCGTCTTGTTGTAAATGCGTTAAGAGATGATAAGAATACGAAAGTAACACTCTAATGAAAACTCTTAGTGATTTAAATCGTTTACCAATTGCTATGAAACGAAGTCTGGTAGGAAATGTCTTACCAGAATATTGGTCATCCGACTATCCTAACTTAATTGCTTTCCTTGAAGCTTATTATGATTTCTTAGATAGTGATGAGAACTTTGGTAATCTGATTGAAGACCTATATACAATAAGAGATATCGAAGCAGCTACTTTAAATCAAATAGATCTGATGTTTAAAGAGATTGGTATGGGAGTTGCCCATACACAGTTTACATCACCAAGAGAAGTAATAAGAAATTTTGGTCGATTTTTTCGAGTAAAAGGTACAGAATATAGTGCGGAAAATTTCTTCCGTGCATTCTTTAATGAGGATGCTTGGTTAGAGTATCCTAAGCAAAATTTATTTACAGTCGGTGAATCTACATTAGGTATTGATGGACTGGATGTATTGCAAGATGGTAAACTAAATCAAATCTTATCTGTTCTTGTAAAGTCACCTGTCTCAATTGCAACTTGGGGTAATTTATATAGAAAGCATGTTCATCCAGCTGGATTTTATCTAGGTGCAGAAGTTTTAATTACAACTTTATTTGATGTAGGAGCAACAGCTCCAATTGTTGTTTTAGATTCTGATGGCGAAGTTATAGTGGAAGAAGTTACAACCTTCTTAACACAAGGTGCAGAACAAGACTTAACTCTATTACAGACCATGGGCGCAACCATGTATGTGTTTGATTCAATACAGAACAGATTGATTTGGACTAACATGGATGGACTACAAGAATTTGATTCAAGTTACACAGATAGAAATGCAGATTCTACACAAACAGTCTTTAATGTTAGACTTGATCCAAGTATTCAGATTAGAGGATATAAAGATATTGTAATATCTGATTTTGATAGTGATTATACATCTATTTATGATTTAATGGAAGCATCTTATGACTTTGAACCATCTGTTCGGGTATAAATAATAGAAAATAATTTAGGGCATAGAAAATGGTAGCAGTAATAACAGATTATTTTAGAAGTAATATCGTCAGATATATCACTGATGGTATTAACGACTCCAGTGAGCATATGTATATTGGCCTAGGTAGATCTGAGTATTGGGATAGTACTGATACTCCACCACCGCCAGTTAATTCAGCAGAAGAAATTAAAAACTTTAGAGAAAGTTTACAAGCTGTAAAGAAAATCACTGACACATCTTATGTTGTTCCAAGAGTCAATTGGACTACTGGTACAACTTATTCACAATGGGACGATACTCAAGTAGATTATCCATCACCTAACTTCTATGTGATGACACAAAACTACGGTGTGTATATGTGTTTAAGAACTGGGAGAAATAATACAGGAGCAACAGTTCCTTCTATAGTAGCACCTTCTGGTTCGAACAACGATCCATTTGAAACTGCTGATGGATATGTTTGGAAATTTCTATTTACTATTTCTGCAATTGAAGCTAACTACTTCCTTTCTGCTAATTACATGCCCGTAAGCAGAATTGTTGGTGAGTTAGATTCTGATGCAACAGGTATTCAATTAAAGCATAAAGAAATTCAAGATCAAGCTGTGCCCGGCATGATTTCTTCCATTATCGTAACTGACGGTGGATCTGGATATTCTTCACCTCCTACTGTTACTATTAGTGGCAATGGAACAACAGCATCAGTAGTTGCTACAATTGATTCTGCAACAGATTCTGGTAGAGTTGCTAAGATTGAATTCGAAAATGATTCTTCTACTTTATCATATCCTTATGGCTATGACTATGGTCAAGTAACAATATCAGGCGGAGGCGGTTCAGGTGCTGAAGCTAGATTAGTTATTACACCACCTGAAGGACTTGGTGCAGACGCGCCGAATGATTTAAGATCTTCTGGAATTATGATTCATACTAAAGTTTCTGGATCAGAAGAAGACTTTATTGTTGTTCAAGATTTCCGTCAAGTTGGTTTAATAAGAAATCCTGTAAAAGGAGATGGAAGTGATTCAGACTTTACTTTTGATACAGGCAATGCATTAAAGGCTCTAAACTTATCATCTACAGCAGTAGCCTTTAGTGTTGATAAAACAGTTGTCGGTGGAACATCCGGCGCTAAAGCTTATATTGATGAAGTAGATTCGAATTTATTATATTATCATCAAAACTCTACAACTGGATATGGTTCATTTACATTAGGCGAAGCATTAGCAGAATCTGATGGTTCTGGTGAAGGAGTACTAGGATCTATCATAGATAGTTCAGAAGTCGATCCATTCTCTGGAGAAGTTCTATATATCGATAATAGGACAGCAGTTGAGAGAATGTCTAATCAAACAGAAGATGTTAAAATCATTCTACAATTATAAAGAGCTAGCACATGACGATAAATTACACTGAAAAATTATTTGAAACTAGATACCGAGATGACTACGCGGATAGCAACGGGTTTGTTCGAATCTTGTTTAACAATGGGCGTCACTTACAAGCTAGAGAGTTAACACAATCTCAAACGATTATTCAAAAGCAATTAGAAAGATTTGGCCGGAATATTTTTAAAGAAGGTGCAGATGTTCTTCCAGGAGCAGTTGCTTTAAATAATAAGTATGAATTNGTAAAATTAGATGCAGGAGTTTACTCTGTTCCAGTTGATGGAAGTGTCCTTGATGAAACATTCGTTGGTCAAAATTCAAATGTACGAATTAAAGTCTTAGAACAAGTTGGTATTGAAGGATCAGATCCTCATACACTTTATGTAGAATACACAAATACTATAGGCGGAACAGTTGGTAATACTCCAATTAGATTAACACCAGGCGAAGATATTGTAGGTGTTTCTACTGGAACTATTTTAAGAGTACAAACAACGAACACAATTTCAAATCCAGCGGTTGGTCAAGGCGTCAAGTTCTCCGTAGATGAAGGTTCCTTTTTTGTCAATGGTTTCTTTGTATTTGCACCTAAACAAGAAATAATTATTCAAAAGTATAGCCCAATTTATAGTGGTACTGTTGGATTTAAAGTTGTTCAAGATGTTGTTACTGAAGATGATGATGAATCTCTTTATGACAATTCACAAAAACTTCCTAACACAACAGCGCCTGGAGCAGATAGATTTAGAATTACACTAACTTTAATTGATGAAATAGAGATAAGTGCAACTGATACGTTTGTTTATCTAGCTAAGGTAATAAATTCAAATGTTGTAGATGCTGTAACCGGATTTAATCAATATAATAAAATAAATGATTTAATTGCACTAAGAACAAAAGAAGAATCTGGAAACTATTTAGTGCGTCCATTTAAAGCTTTATATGATTCAGCGGATGCAACAAGTCTAAGTTTAAGTGTTTCTGATGGTACTGCTTATGTTAATGGATATAGAGTTAATAAAGATTATCCTACCGAATTACAAGTGNCTAGAGCTCAAGATACTGAGCAATTAGAAAATGAGGTTGTTGCAAGTAACTTTGGAAACTATGTTATTGCAAGNNCNATANNAGGTTTACCTGATATATCTACATTTNNTTCCGTCAATCTAAGAGATAATTCTACCTATGCATCTGGATCTNATATAGGTACAGCTAGAATTAGATCTNTTGACCGTGTTGGTGATGGTACTTATAGAATTTACTTATTTAATATAGCAATGGCTGGTGGAAATAATTTTAGAAATGTTAAATCTCTTGGAACTTCTTCAATTAACAATGCTACTTTATTATTAGAAAATAATTTAGCTGTTTTAAAAGAAGCTAATAACATAGATTTATTATTTCCTCTTCCACAAATTAGACCTTCTACAATTAACGATATATCATTGACTGTACAAAGAAAAGTCAATGCTGTAACTGATGGCGCTGGAGCAGTTGATTTAACTTTATCAGCTGCAGGTGAAACATGGGCAAGTACTTCTGACTGGATTACAGCAGTAGATTCTGATGGTGCTGTAATTACTCCATCAGTTTCAGGATCTGGTACTACTACAGCTTCTATTTCAGGCGCGCCTTTTAACTCTAATTTAACACTTTTTGCCTATATTAATAAGAGTGTTGGAACAGTTAAACAGAAGTTGATACAAGAAACTACTGGAAATCAAGGAAGCTTAAACACTGGCAGCAATGGAGAGCGTTACGTAGACCTTGCGGTTCCTGATGCTTATGAAGTGAATTACATTAGACAAGATAGTGCTAATGGTGCAGATATTGCTGATCAATTTAATTTAGATACTGGTCAAAGAGATGCATACTATGATATTTCTAGATTAGTACTTAAAGGTGGTATTGCAGTACCAACAAATATTTACTGGTCAATTAAACATTTTCAGCATACTACTTCAGGTGATTTCTTTGGAATCAATTCATACTCTTCATTAAGCTATGCTGATGTTCCATCATATACCAAACAGGACGGAACAGTAATTGATTTAAGAAATGTTATGGATTTCCGTTCAGTTAAAAATGTTGGCGATACCTTTATAGGTGGAACCGGACGAATTCATGAACTTCCAAAAAATACTGATGTAATTAATTCAGACATTACTTATTACTTACCAAGATATGATAAAATTATAGTTAATGAACAAGGAGAATTATCTGTATTGAAGGGGATTTCTTCTTCTACACCAAAGTTTAAAGAAGTTTCACCTAATGCTTTAGAATTATATAGAGTTAAAATGAATCCATTTACTTTAAATGATAGTGATATGGTAACTCAATTCATAGAAGCTAAAGGCTATACTATGAAAGATATTGGTTTAATAGAAAAAAGAGTAAACACTTTAGAAAAAGCTGTTAGTCTTTCATTACTTGAATTAGATACTAATGCATTAGAATTAATTGATTCAAATGGAACACCTAGAACTAAATCAGGCTTTGCTGTAGATAACTTTACAAGTCATATTTTATCTGATACTACATCTTCAGAATATAAAGCATCAATTAATCCTAGTGAACAAACTTTAAATCCTGCATATGTTGAAAAGAATGTTGGATTAATATATGATTCTTCTTTATCAACTAATACTACATTAAAAGGCGATAATGTTTATGTAAGATATGATGAAACAAATTATATTTCTCAACCTCAAGTTTCTAATACACAAAATGCTAATCCATTTACCACTTCTTTATATAACGGTACAGTTATTTTATCAGGTGCTTCTGATGAACATAGAGATACAAAAACTCCAGCTACTATAGTATTACAAGGTGGAGTAAGTTTAACGCCTAAACAAGAATTGCTTTATTCATTTAATGAATGGGGATGGAACGGTGTCGATAGAAATTCTACTATAACAACTAGAGTTGTAGATAATGAAACAATTAGAGAAATTGTTAATGATAGAATAGTTGATGTAACTTTAATTCCATTCATGAGATCAAGGAAAGTTTATTTTAAAGCTGTAGGTTTAAGACCTAACACAAGAATTATTCCTTATTTTGATGGTGTTAATGTCAGTGATTGGTGTAAAGCAGAAGCGTTCCAAAGAATTAATACTACTAAAGAAGAATATGGAAACACCAAACGCATGGCAACAAGTCATCCAGATGGAAGTTCTAATTTATTCACTGATGCTAAGGGTGAAGTTTCTGGTTCTTTCTTTATACCAAATGGAAATCTTAGATTTAGAACAGGCGTAAGAGAATTTACTTTATTAGATATTACAACATTTGCTCCAGATACTTCAGGTTCTGTAGCGTCTGCTTCATTTGCATCTGAAGGTGTCATAGAAACTAAAACAGCTAATCTTGTTAATACAAAAAGAGTTAATCCACCAAACTTAACAAGAAAACATAATCCACTGGCTCAATCTTTCTATGTTGCTGAAACAACTGGTGTCTTTTTAACTAAAATTAAATTGTATTTTAAAAAGAAAGATGATACACTTCCAGTTTGGATTCAATTAAGACCAATGAAAAATGGTGCACCTAGTGATGAGGAAATTATACCTGGTTCTAATAAAATTTTAGATCCTGTTAACGTTCAAACCTCAACCGATGGAAGTGTAGGAACTGACTTTGAATTTGATGAACCCATTTATTTAAATCCACAAACAGAATATGCTTTAGTAGTTCTTACAGATGCTTCTAATTACAATCTTTTCATTTCAAGAATGGGAGAGTTTGAGTTAGGATCTACTGAAAAGAGAATTACAAAACAGCCTACATTAGGTTCTATGTATAAACCTCAAAGTGTTGCGGATTGGGAGCCTTCACAATTAGAAGATTTAATGTTTATAGCATATAGAGCTTCATTTGATACTGGAACATCAACTGCATATTTACAAAACATAAGTTTACCTAATAAACTTCTCCATGATAATCCAATTACTACAACTTCGGCTTCGGCTGAAATTACAGTAAAACATAATGAACATGGTTTATTTGTAGGAGACACTGTTACTCTTAGTGGTATTGTTGGTAATCTTGGAGGATTTTCACAGGACAGCTTAAATTCTAATCATATAATTACAGCAATTGATGGAACTGGATATACTTTTGATATGGATTCCACCGCAAGCATTACAACCACTGCTGGTGGCGATGGTGTAATCGCATCAGAGCAAATGTTAATGGATAAAGTTTTTCCTTACATTGAAACCATTGCGCCGGAAGAAACCGCTTTACAGTATAAAGGTAGATTCCATACTGGTACATCTTTTGCTGGAAATGAAACAGCTTATGCTGAGGATACTGTATATTCAGATCTTAATAATAAAGAATATAATTACTTCCTTGCTCCAAGAGTTGTGGCGCAAAGTTCAAAAGAAAGTTCATTAGCAACTTCTACTGCTAAAATGAATGTGTTAATGACTACTGCATCTGAATATGTATCACCAATTATTGATTTACAAAGAAGTTCATTAACAGGTATATCACATAAAATAGACGATCAAGCGGCAGCTCCTGCATCAGGTAAAAACGTTCCTTTGAATTATGTAGCAGAAACTGATCCTGCTGAAGGTTCTTCTTTATCAAAGCATATAACAAAGCCAGTTACTCTTATTCAAGATGCTGTTGGTTTAAAAGTTGTGTTTAGTGCAAATAGGCCATCAGTCTCTAATATAGAAGTTTATTATAAAGCAATTACTGAAGATGAAGATCTTAATTTAGTTGATTGGGCACTTGCTTCTATAGAAGCTGAAGTTCCTTCTGATGAAAATAAAGATGAATTTAGAGAATATAGATACCTAGTTGGAGGAAGCAGTGGTAGCTTATCTTCATTCTCAGTGTATCAACTAAAAATTGTTATGAAATCTACAAATAGTTCTAAAGTTCCTGTTATAAAAGATTTAAGAGCAATTGCTCTAGGTACATAATATGAAATATTTACCAGTAGAAGGAAATAGTGATTTAGTAAAAGATCTTAATACGGGAGCTATTTTAAATACTTCTAGTAACATTATAGTTGCAAGGAGAGCTAAAGAAGCACGTAAACAGAAAGAACAAGAATTAATTGAACTAAAGGAAGAAGTAAAAGAATTGAAGACTATGTTGAGTGTACTTCTAAATAAATTGGATAATTAATTATGGCACGTCAAGTAAGAGCAGATTTAAGCGATCACTTTGAAGCATGGAGAGAAAAAACAAATCTTCTCTCTAATTACATGGGTGACTTAGATAGATTAATTACACCAGAAGATTCCGATCTTGTTGGTGCTATTAATTCTGCTTATACGTATAGGCAGAACTATTATACTGACACAACTGTAGTTTTGGTTAATTCAGCCGGCAGTATAATTAAAACAATGTACGTTTATGATAGTGTAGGCGGCTTATAAATAAAGAATAAAATGGGCGGATTAGATGGCAAGAAAAATTTACGTAGATCTAAGCGATACAATCGACGCTTGGCGGGAGAAAACAAATATTCTTGGTGCGAACAGTGGTGACTTAGATAATCTAATCACTACTGCGGATTCTGACCTCGTGGCTGCTATTAATGAAGTATATAATTATCAACCAATCCGGGATGAGAATTTACGCATTAGAAGAGCCAATGGAACTGTTGCAAAAGATTTATACGGCTTTTCAATAGATTCATCTGGTGGTTAATTATTATGGCAAGAAGAAGACCGCTTAGATTAGACGACAGCGATAACCTAATAGAAATGTCTCTTGATGACATGTTGGATGTTAGAAAACGTATAATTTCGTTATACGGTGCCAATCCTTCTGTGTCATTAAGTGTTGTTCCATCTGGTGGTAATTTACCAGGCGCTCCACTATATGATAGAAGAACCATTTCCACTGGTGCTGTTTTAGCAGGAGATCCTCTTAAACCTTTAAGCACAATAGATGTTGCTTATAATAGAATCACACAAACAATAGATTCTGCGGGCGTAGCGCCGACATGCCCTGATACAAATCTTAGAGGATTTCCAGTTTATTTAAATGATAGCGATCACATTCAAGCGATGACTGATTCTGATTTTTATGATACTTTTATGGATTCAGCTATTGATACTCTTACTCTTACTGGGTGGGCAGACAGTACACAAGCCGGAACATATGTAGTATCAACTACTCAATTTGTAGAAGATGCAGAACTTGTATCAACAACTCCAATTTTTATTAATACTATAGCTGATGTTGAACAATTTAGTTCTGGCCCATTACCTGAAGATTCAGATCAACCATTAGAATTAACTTCATATTATTTACATAGAATTAATCCAAACCGAGCGCCGAGCTTTAATTGTATTGTAATTGATGATTCTGATCATTTACAAGAATTAACAGATTCAGATTTTGATGAATGCCTTTCTAAATCTATTAGATATTCAGCCGCGCGGAGACCTTTAAATCAAATAAGGTATTCATTTGATAGTGGTAATATTAGAACTACTGCTATATTAGATACGGTTATTGATTCAACTGGCGGTGCTGTTCTAGATTATGAAGGTGGCACATATGAATCTGAAATAGATTATGAGTACTCGCAGTACGATTCTGCGTTGCCATATATAATAAGAGAGGATGGAACATATCGTCAAATTGTTCCAAGCGGCAAAGAAGCAATTTACAGAAGATATTATTTGAAAATACAAAAGGTGTAGTTTATAATGGCAGTATTTAGTGGAAAGATCATCGAAGCTAAATTCTTAGATCGTCAAAAAACAATGATAGAAATCTTATATAAAGATGCAGATAAAATTGTGGCGCATTCTATAGAAGTTGATTGGGAACTAAAAGATTTTCATGATTTATTAGAAGAAATGGATCTTGAAGATATTGAAAGACAAACAATCATTAGAAATCAAGACTTAGCTGAACAAAAGAAAGCCGCCGTGACGGCTACTGTTGAAGCTAGATTAGCAGACGGGTTTAAAGAAAAAGCAACTACTATTGATGTGCTAATAAAAGAAGTAATTGCTAATAGACATGATGAAAGTTTCTTGTTTAGATTTAAAGCAGAAATATTTAAAATGGAAGAAGTGAGTCTTTCTTATAAGTGGTTTAAAAAAAGAAAAATACAAAAATCTAAAGATGCATTAGAAATTTTAGCTATATTATATAAAATTATAAAGTGAACTCATAATGACAAATAAAGTGATTTACCTCAGATGGGGTGAAAGATACACTGAAGAGCATGTATCACAATTATTCGATAAAGTAAACAAAAATTGTTCAGTTGATTTTGAATTTACTACAATTGAAAGTGTTCATCTTGGCGATGAATTTGATTTACTCGCAAAGGGTCAGAGTTCTTGTTTTAGAGGAACGCAAGATCCTGAATCCTCAGTAACAGACAATCCTAATCAAGATTATTGTAGAGAAGACGCTGGTGGTATGGCTCACTGGCGTAAATATCTCATGTTTAATCGAGATGTTGAGCAATTTAGTAAAGAAGATACTTTATTGTATTTAGATCTAGATACACTTATCACTGGAGATTTAGCTTACTTTTTTGATTTAGATATGTCTAAACCATATATTGCTAGAAGTTGGCAATTTGAAATAGATGATTTATGGAGAAAGCTATATAATCTTAGAAGTTGTCCTTACTTTAATAGTTCAGTTTTAGTCTGGAAACCAGGACAATGTTTACCTGTTTTCGATGAAATGATGAAACAATATTGGAATATGATGTTATCATACGGGAGTAATGATAATTGGTTATTCCATAGATTTGGACCCCATACCTTTTCAGATGAAAATAGAAACTTTTTTAACTGGTTTCCAGAATACACTGTAGCATCTGATCCTCGTTTTGTTAAAGAAGGTGAAACAATTATTCACACTTTAGCTGGTTTAACTATGTCTGAAAAGAATAAATTATGTTTATAATAGATGATTACAATATTAATGATAGTTTAGTTGATAGCCTATTTGCATTAGATGAAAACTGTCCGTGGATGAAAGTTGATTTTTATAGATCATTATCAAAACGCAAATTACAAAAAAATATGTGGTTATATAATGAATTGACAAATATTATACATGATCCAAATATAATGTTTAAAGTAAATTGGTTAGCACCAGGATTTTGTTATTATTCTTCTATAGTTTTAAATAAACTAAATTTCACAGATATAAAATTCTATGATTATGATCCTTCAGTTAAATATATTAATTATCAATCTACAAAATTAATTAAAAGCGCTAATGTAGAACATATTATGTTAGATGTAGTGTTTGATAGAGAATTTGTTAGAAAAGATCCAGATTTAGTAGTCTGTCTTTCTACGTCATCTCTTGGTAATAGATTCTCTGAACTTAATGGAAATTACTATAATAATCCTTTATTTGCTTTAATGGGTTCCAATAAATGTAAACGAGGAAATATCAACGTTTTTGAGAGTATAGATAAATTCATAGAATCAACTGGAATTAAGAATGTTTTATACTCTGGCGAAAAAAATATACATGGAGAAATTTATTATTTTGTAATAGGGCATAAGGAAGATGATGTATGCTACAAATTATAGTTTCTAAATGGGGCACATTATACGGTGAAGAGTATATAGATCGTTTAAAAGAAAGAATTGAAAAAAATTGTAGTGTACCTTGGAACTTAACAGTTATAAGAGATCATGAAAATGGTTGGGGAGAATATAGTAAAAAACATTATAGAGGTGAAGGAGAACCAAAAGTAGTTCAAGGGGAAGGATTTCAAAACGATTACCATCATTTTGATTTAGGAGGAATTCCTTTATATAGAAAAATGTATCCATTTGCAATGGATGATCATTGTAAGCAAGATGATACAATTATGATGATGGACATAGATATGTTAATTACCGACGATTTAGCATATTTTACAACTTTATCTACTGACAAACCTTGGATTCAATTTGACTATGATACACCAGAATGGGAACTTATGGATGATTATAAAAATCAAAATATAACTCCACTAAATAGTTCTGTAACAGTTTGGAAAAAAGGCCAAATGAACCCCGTATATGATTTTGTAAGTAAATATAAAAATGAAGTATTTTTTACATATAGACGTGTTGATGCTTATCTTTGGTATTGCTGGGGAGTAAACGACTTTTTTAATTATTTACCAATAGAAGCAGTAGACTGGTACTATAAAGGAACAAACGCTATTATAAGAAATATGGCAGGTGAAAAGATCGAGTTTAAAAATGAAATGGTTGTATAATGCAATGAATCCTAGACCCCCTAAAACGTCTACGAGCAAAAATAAAATAGTATGCGCTCGGTGGGGAAAACTTTATAGCGAAAGAGATATTGATGATTTATATGAAAAAGTGAAAAAGAATTGTTCAGTAGATTTTGATTTTGAAGTATTTGACAACTTTAAAAAATATAAACATTGGGAAAAAGCAAAGAAAAAACATTATAGAGCTTCTTTACAACCTGATGAAAGATTTGATGCTGTACAAAAAGGATACCACCGCGATGATTTTGGGGGAATTCCTCATTATCGTAAAATCACCATGTTTGATCAAGACAAAAAATTTAATTCAGAAGACACAATATTATATCTTGATTTAGACACAAATATTACTGGTGATTTAGCTTATTTTTTTGAAGAGCTTAATTATGCTAGACCATATTTGGTTTGGAATTATTGGTGGGACGAAAATGATGGTATTGAATGGAAGAGACAATACCATGTCACTCGTTGTCCACTATTTAATAGCTCAGTTATGGTTTGGAAACCAGGCCAAAATGAAACTATATATAATTTTGTAGAGAATAATTTAGATGAGTGTTTTTATACTTATCCTTCTATGGATACATTTATGTTCCATAATTTTGGGCCACACAGCAATTTAGAAAGAAGAAATCATTTTAATTATTTTGATGAAGGTATAGTTACTTCACAGCGAGTACTAAATAACAATAATCCTGGGATTGTTAATATGCTAGAAGGACTGAGCGTGGAAGAGAAAAATAAATATGTATCACATTGAGAAAAAGGATGTAGATAGATTCCAAAAAATACTTGATCAACTTAAACACGCTTATCCATGGGATGGGATGCATGCTAATATATGCGCGCAAGTAGGACCAATTGAATTTCAAATTCAAAAATGGTGGGCCGATAGAATAAATTGTATAGATCAAAGAGTAGCTATTTTAAATGGTGGTATTGGATATTTTTCAGTTCCATTTGCACATGAAATGGGAGCTAAAAAAATAGATGTATATGATATGGATCCAATCACGGAAAACTTAAGTTGGTATATAAATGGAAACTATAAACCGGAATTTTGTCACCACCAAAAAAACGTTATTTTTGATAGAAAAGAAATAAAAAATGCTGACGTATACATAAATACTAGTTGTGAGCATAGCTATCATATGAGAGATATAATTCCACCAAATAGGCTCTGTGTAATGAGTGGAAATAATTTAACAGCAAGAGGACATATAAATTTATTTAAAAATATGCGCAGCTTGAAAAAATCAGTAGGATTTAAAGATGTATTATATGAAACAACTATGGAATTTACATATCATGACGATATGGGAAAAAGACCATACAAACAATTTTTAGTAATAGGGATAAAAGCATGAAGAAAAGAGTTATTTTTTCAATTTACATTGAAATCCCTGAAGCACTATTAGATGAGACTGGTTATTCAAAGCATGCGGTTAATAATACGCATAGAGGTGAAAGAGCTGGGGAAACTAAAGATAAACTAAAAGCATATAAAAACAGATTAATGTGGAATCAAAAATGGTATGCAGATCAGTGTGATGCAGACTATCATATGTACACTTATGATAAACAGTTTTTAGAATATTATCGTTATTGCAAAAGTGTGCATGATAAGCTTCCAATGTATCACATTGTAAATTATTACAAAAATCATTTGCTTCAGGAACTAGCAAAAACTTATGATGAAATTTTTTATATGGATATTGATATTATTCCTAGAACAAAGGATAATATATTTGAAGTCCATAATATGAATAAGCTCTGGGCAAAAAATAATAATGACTTAGCTGAATGGAGTAAGCATTATGATTTAACAAAATACAATAGTTGTGATAGAAATCCTGGTATTAAGTATTGGAATTGTTATGCTCTTTTAATTCAAAATGGGCATGACCCTGAAAATAACGTTATTAACACCGGAACGATAATAGGCGGCAAAAAAGCAATTATGGCAATGGACTGGCAAGGAGAGTTTGAAGGATTAATTGCTGATTTGCTAAAACTACAGGAAGATCAAGCAACTATGTTCCCTGAAGCTTTGCATTCTAGGTTTGCTTTTGATAATGAAACAATGTTTAGTTATTTAGTAAAAACTAAAAAATTGAAGTATGATACTTTAGATGATATTTGGCATGGAAGATTACCAGATGATGGAGTAGATCCAAGACATAAAATTATTCATGCAATTAATAAGAAATTTGAATTAATTTGGGATGATGTTCCATATGATGGAAGAACTTTAGGGAAATCATAATGCCTCTTACACAACATTCTTCGGGTCAAACAAATCAAGCACAAAAAATATTCGTTTTTAGAATAGGTAAAAAATATGGTGAAGAGTATGAAGAGTACTTGAATCAAAAACTAAAAGGAAGATATGATCTTATTTGGATAAGAAATCCATTAGATTCAAAAGTAGCGTTGCAATGGAATAAAATGTTTCTTATGAATTTAGATTATCCGGATCCTATTGTTGTAATGGATATTGATATATTATTAGAAAATAATTTTCATGAATTATTTGAATATCCTATTCAAAAAGGTGAATTTTTGTCTATTCCGGCGTGGTGGAATGAAAGAGCTGGATATTTATCAAACGGCGGGTTTTTTAAATACTATCCTAAGGATTGTAAATATATTTTCGATGAATTTATTAATAATTCTAAACATTGGCAGTCACATTATATTAAAGAAGGCATTACTGTAGGACCAGTAAATGGTGAACAGTATTTTGTTGAAGATCAAGTTAAGAAAAACTTAGATTTAAAATTTGTTCCTAAGTCATGGGTAACTAGATGGACTAACGATAGCAGTAAAAATATGAAAATAGCTGATAGATGGAGAAAAAAGGTGGAAGATACACAATTATTTTACCATGAAAAAAATAAATTTAACGAAAATGTTAAATTTGTTCATTTTACTACCTCTTTAAACAAGCCGCATGAATCTAAATTGTATAAATACTAGTAACCGTAAAAAAGAGGTTTCAGTATGCCTAGAATTATAGATTTACCATCAATTAGTGCAGATTCCGCCGATTCGGCAGATTGGCTCATTCTATACAACGTCGATGCCGCATCAAATGACGCTGTTAATAAAATTAGAGTTGATCAATTAGCTGAATTAACAGCAGGAGTTGCTGCTTATGGTGATTCTGATGTAGCATTATTTTTAGCTAATAGTGATTCAGCTAATCCTATACAAGTCGGACAAATGATCATTGATAGTGACTTGGTTGTTCAAGGCGATTTAAGAGTTTTAGGTACAACTACTACAGTTAGTCAAAGTGAATTAAGTATTTCAGACAAGTTGCTAATATTAGCTGATAGTGCAGTAACAGATACTGATGCCGATGGTGGTGGTATTCAATTAAACGGCGCTAATGCAACAATTCTATATCAACAATCAGATGATACTTGGAATTTTAATAAAAACGTATCTTATCCGAATCAATATTCATTAACAGACACTGATTCATTAAATGAAGGATCTACAAATTTATATTACAGCGCTGCAAGATTTGATTCCGATTTAACTAATGCAGATTCGTCAATTACTTCTAGTCAATTAGCTTCTGCTGTTTCTTTAATCATTTATGATTCTACTGGATCTGCTATAAAGACGTTGTATGGTGCAGGAGTTTAAGCATGGCTGGCAATCCTTTAGTATGGGACACATCATCTGAAGATGTACGTCCAGCAAGCGCGGGACATGTGGAAACACTAATTGAAAGAGGAATTTTCCACTATAGTTCTAATCCTAGTGTGGAATTAAGTTATGTTGCATCTGGTGGTAATTTAAATTCTATTGATGACACAAGATATGCGCCGAGCGCAGGTTTATCTAGAGTTGATAGATTTCCAACCTCAGCTGAAACTGGAGCAGTTGACCTTATCACTGTATCACAACAAAAAATACAACAAACGAAAGCAACGGTAACAAAACCAACAAACGCTAAGCCTTTAGCTTATGTTACAAATACTGGAAATATTAGAGCTCTTCCTATTGATGAAGCAGTTGAATTATTAGTAAAGCCGGCAATTGATAGATTAAATTCTAAAGCTGCTATTGACGATGAAAATCGCGGTGGAACTTATTTTGTTACTACATCAGTTTCAGCGGCAGATGCTGATAATGTTTCATCTCAACCAATATATACCGATACCAACGCAAATGTTTCTTTTTATGATGCGGAAAGATCTGGAAATGGATTATTTGTTTCATTAGATACTCCAGCCATTAACACTTCTTGGTATTTACATAAACAAAGAGCAAATGCCTTTGATAGAAATTTAGCGGGAACATCTGGAGGGGATGTAAACAGATATCCTCTTTATGTTACACCATCAGGTGATTTAAGACATTACACTGTTGCCGAATATGATAATTTTATTGGCGAATTAATTAGATGGGCTGCTGTAAATTTATCAGGTTATATATTAGATTATCAAGTTAGCAATTCTTCTACTGATAATACATATAGAAGTTCAACAATAACTAATACTTTAGTTGATAGTTCAAAACACTTTACTGAAGAAGTAGGCCTAGATGATTATAGAGGTCAATCAATTCCTCAAGGTACAGCAACCATAATAAATTCTTATTATCTTACCCTTTCTAAGAGCTAATTTTTATAAATAGAATAAAGAGGCAGGGGCGCTGTTCGCGTCCGACAAAGAAATCGGTAGGAGTATTTCATGGCCCAATATGAAGAATTCACCTTAGCTCAAGGTGCAGACATAGCAATTGAGCTACATTTAGTAGACGACCAAGGATCTCCAAAAGATCTAACAAACCATACGGTTTCAGCGCGAATACAAAAATCGTATTCATCTACAACTTTCACGGATTTCAATTCAATAATCGCAGCGCCGCCTTCTGACGGTATTGCTACTATATCATTAAATAATACTCAAACTGAAGCTTTGGAAAAGGGACGTTATGTTTATGATGTAATGCTTTCTTTTGTTGATAGCGCCGGTGATACAATAGCTGAAAGACTATTAGAAGGAAGAGTTCAAGTAACACCAAATGTTACTCCAACTCCAGGAGGCAGCGAATAAATGGTAACCGTAGTTAAAAAAGTTATAGTTGGAACACCAATCAGAAGAGTTACTTCTGGTGCCTTTAGTATTTTTAATATTGATGGTATTTCAGCTGAAGGATCTGCCCATAACGATCTTCTTGTTTTTGATTCATCTTCTGAAAAATTTACAAATCTAAGCACGCTCCGCGTTTTAAAAGTAGATGATTTTACAATTGATAGTAATACAATAAGTGCTACTGGCGATATATACATTTCTTCTACACAAGTTAATATCAACTCTCCAGTTGAAGCAACATCTTTTAAGCAATCTCAATTAGGCGCTTTTGATGATTCTGACTTAACTAGTAAACTTTATGTAGATACTGAAGTCGAAAGAGTTAAAAACGTTATCTTTACTACAGATGACGGATTTACTGATTCTGTTCAAATTTATGATGATGAAGATATTAAAGTAATTGGTGGAATTGGTGTTAAAACTTCTTCTACAAAAATAGGATCACAGTATCAATTAACAATTGATTTAGATAGTTCTGATATAGTAACTGGAACTTATGGTACTGCTGACTCAGATAATCTTACAATACCTTTTCTTTCATTTGATTCATCTGGATTATTATCTGGTGTTACGGTATCAAATCCAATTACAACAGATAATGTTAGAGAAGGCGATTCTAATTTATATTATACTACAGCTAGATTTGATGATAGATTAGACGACAGTAGTTCTATTTCATCTATACGTAGTATGTTCTCTCCTGGCGGAGATATGGTATATGATTCAATTAACGGTACCTTTTCAATTAATGTTGTTGCTACTTATAACTCAGAAAATTTTGATTCCGATTTAGATGTTGCTTTAGCTAATAGCCAAAATATTGTATACGCTGATTCATTAAATTCATTCGATTTAACTGCTATAAATGAATCAAATGCTGGGACATTTGGATCAACAACTAAAATTCCAATTCTTTCTGTTGATTCATATGGTAGAATTGATAGTATTAGTACTGCCTCAATTTCAACATCATTAGTAATTAGTGCTGATTCTGTTAGTGATAGTAGTGTAGATTCGATAAATCTTGGTACAGATGTTTTTAATATTTCTGGACAACCTGGTAATATCATTACAAGAGTAACAGATAGTGGTATTAATATACGATTAGATAGCGGGCAAACCACACACAATTCTTTTTTAGGTGCCGTGCAACCAGGATTATATACGTATGGTGGCGGGTCGCAGGTAGCTCGAGTTTCAGTTGATGAGTTTGGTATTGTTAAACACATAGACGCAACTACAATACAGGCGCAAATAACTCTTAAAGATGAAAATAATGCAGAATATGATGCATTTACTACACAAAATGACTTAAAGTTTGTAGGCGGGAACGGGATTGATGTTGATGTTAGTGGCGGCTTTTCAGGTGGCAACCCCAGCGCTGATGCAGTAATTACTGTTTCAATTGATTCATCAGAATTAAGTGCAATAGATAGTGTATCTTGGCTGACTGATTCTAATAAATTACAAATTAGTACTTCTGATGGAGCAAGATTTGTTCCACAAATTAATTACTTCGGTGATAGTGTAATATTCGACGATACACTACGCATGAATACCTCTAAACAAGCAGTTTGGGGTACAAAAGGAAATACTGAGCAAGGTGTATCTGGATCATTTAGTTCAATATATATGATGCCAGGTGATAGTGAAGGAAGTGGTTGGTGGTTCTATAATAATTCACCTGGAATGAAGTTTTATTCTAAGAGTGAAAATAGTCAAACAGGTGCTGATAGTACTGGGTCCATTGAATTCCTGACTTATTATCGCAATGAAGGTTCCTTTTACGAAGATATGGTTATCAGTAATGGGGTTTCATTAAAGCATAAAGGTCAGACCGCATTAGCTATTATAGGGCCACAAAATGGCGCTAATGATAGCACGAATGTTACAAGGTTTTATTCTCATGCTATTCCTTATACTGGTTTGGGTGTAAACTATGATTTAGGTGATTCTGAAAATCCATGGAGAGATTTATATCTTTCTGGACAAACAATACATTTAGGTGAAATTCAACTAAAAGATAGCGGTGGTGATTTTGCAATTAGATCTGCAGATGGATCTCCTGGTAATATAACAGCAGCTCATATAAATGCTGATTCTGGTTATATTAGCCAATTTAGAGTCGATTCTGCACAAATTACTAATTATACTGCAACTACGGGATTTGTTGGATTACTAACTGTTGATTCTATAAATGTAACAGATCTTAACATTAACACTGCAATAGTAACAAATGGTATTACAGCAGACTCTGCTAAAATAGAAGGTACTTTGACTGCAAGAGATATAAATGTAGACTCTGGATCTATTAGTCAATTTACAGCAGACTCAGCTTCAATTACTACACTGAATACTACAACAATATCTGGCAATTCTGCAACATTTACAGACATAGTAAGATCTGGAACAACTGTTACTGCCGGCGCATATGGTTCAGGTTCACTGGTTCCAGTTCTTACGGTTGATTCTTCAGGTTTTGTTGATAGTATCGGAACAGTTTCAGTTGCGGGTGTAACAGGATTTGCATGGGATTCGGCAACTTCTACTGCTACAATTAGTACAGCTGATGGTGGATCATTTGCATCAACAATTAATGGTTTCCATAAAATTACCAGTCATCTAATACCATCAATTGCTAATACATACGATCTTGGTAACGATTCATATAGATGGAATGATCTCTATCTAAATGGAACTAGTTTGTATCTTGGAGATACCATTATAGAAGATAGTGCTGGTGGCTTTGTCTTTATGCACAATGACGGTGGCGCAGCAAGTCCTGTAGGAGTTACTGTACCGCAAACTAATTATATTACTTCGACACCACCTACTGGTAACAGTAGCATCACAGCACAAAGAATGATATTTAATCCAACTGGTACGATATTACAGATAGGTGGATTATATACACCTTTGACATATTATGATTTATCTACAGGTTGGGACTTAAGCACTGCAACTGTAGATCAAAATAATTCTTGGACAAATTCTGGCACTCCTTGGAGTTCAAATGTTAATTTTGATATTGGAAGTCTAAGCTTTAATGCTGATGGTTCAAAGGTTTTCACTGGACGGTATAACAGTTCTATAGTCCAATTAGTATTACACGCCTATGACCTAGGCACAAATTACGTAATTGAAAGCGTAGGAAATAATCCTTCTCAATCCGTAAACGTTAATGTTACTTCATTAAATACAGCTTGGAATGACAGCAAACCTGCTGGATGGTCGAGTGATTTCTATTCAGCCGGGAGAGATTTTAAAGTAAGGATTATTGATAATGGTAATAAAATTGCCATGTTTACGGGTGAAAGTAGTAGCTTCTTAGACCTAATTGTTCTTCCTTTAACTACTCCTTATGACTTAAGTACTATTGACTATACTCCGGCCAATGTAAAATGTTTTGATTTCGAATATGAATTAACAAATAATATTGTGCCAGGTAGATATACTAGTACGAAAATTTACGGCGAAGATTTCCAATTTAGTAACGACGGCACGAAGCTTTGGCTGACTGTTTATGAAAGAGTTGGAGCTTCAAGTCCTTATACTCATGAAATGGATTTCTATCAATTTAATTTATCTACTGCCTATGATATCGATCCAAGTAGCTTATCTTATAATAGTTCGGTAAGATTAGGAGAATCTGCTTCTTCTCCTTATTATAGATTAGGTGAAAGAATAGATGTTTTCCATGTAGAAGAGTCAGAAAATAAAATATTCATGGTAGTAAGAAATGAATATTTAAATTCTGGTGGAAGTCAGTTGCTAGCAACTAGCGCAATTGTAGAATTTAGTTATGGTAGCCCAGCAATTATGGCTCTAACTAAAATGGGTCACGTAAAAGCAGATTCAGCTCAAATTTCCTTACTAAACGCTGATTCAGGAACTATTGGTCAATTTACAGCTGACTCAGCTTCAATTACTACACTAAATACTACAACCGGTAATATAAGTCAGTTTACATCAGATTCAGCTTCGATTACTAATTTAAATGTATCTACTCTTAATGCTCCAAGTTTAGATGTTGATTCATCACACATTACTACACTTTCAACAAATAGATTTAATGTTGATTCTGCTAGAGCTGGATTTATACAGTTTAATGTAGGCGAATATGATGATAACGTTAAACCAGTAACTACAGAAGGCGCAGTTTATTATAATTCTGGACCAGATACACTTGTCTTTAAATCTTCTTCTGGTAGTCCAATTAAAATTGGTCAAGAAGAAGTTACTAGAGTTTATAATAACACTATTTCAACCATACCAAAAGGAAAAGCTGTTTATGTAACAGGAGCAGCAAATGATTTCCCAACTATTGGTTTATCTAGATCAGACGATATAAACACTGTCTATAAAACAGTAGGTATTACAAAAGATGATATATCACCATCTTCATTTGGTTTAGTAGTAAATAGAGGCTTATTTGGTGGAGTAGACACTACAAAATTCTCAGCAGGTGATATTTTACATGTTTCTCCTGATAGTGCTGGAGAGTTTACTGCATCAAACCCAGTATATCCTAACTTTGCTTTCCAAGTTGGTACAGTTTTAGTTGTAGACTCTGCTGAAGGAAATTCAGTAGGTGGATGTATTCAAATTGAAATTGTAAGAGAAGTTTTTGAAACTATTAGAGTTTCTGGTGATGGTAGAATCGATGCCAACCTAACAATCGGTGGTAACTTAAACGTTTTAGGTACGGAAACAACAACTTCAATTTCTAACTTAAATGTTGCTGACACTTTCATATATTTAGGCGCCGGTGACACTATTGGCGCTGGTGGAACAAACTTTAATGGTACTGGTGACCAAAACGCAACATTTATTGGCCATTATAAAGGTGATAGCGACGAAACATTTAGAGTACGTGTTTCGGGTGTTGGTGGTGATACTCTTGAATGGGCACTTGATAGTTGGGGTGCAGGTACCTTAACATTCGATTCAGCTGGTGGTCCAGCAACATGGAATTTAACTACTGATGGTCAAATTGTACCTTTAAAATATGGCATTTCAATTGATTTTGATAATCCCACTGGCCATGATTTAGGAGATAGTTGGAATGGCGATGCATCACCAATTAATGTTCAAATTGGTCTTGCTGGTAACTATAATGAGCCAGATGATATTTATCGCCATGCTGGTTTGTTTAGAGACATTTCAGATGGAGTCTGGAAATTCTTTGATAATTATGTTCCAGAACCAGAAGGTCAGATAAATGTAGCTGCACCTACATTTTCTTTTGCAGATATGAAAGCAAAAGATATTACTGGCGCAGTAATTGAAGCAACTAATGGATTCACTGGTAATGTTACTGGTACAGTTTCAGATATATCTAATCACACTACTACAAACCTAACTGAAGGTGATAACCTTTATTATACTACCTCAAGAGCTGATTCGGATTTTGATGTTAGACTTGCAACTAAGTCTACAACAGACCTAGCTGAAGGTGATAATTTATACTATACATTAGCTAGAGCAGATAGCGCAGCTCGTAGCGCTTTAAGTGTAGATGATCAAAGCGGGGATGGCTCGCTATCTTATGATTCAGCAGCTGGGAAGTTTACTTATATAGGACCTTCTCCAGCTGAGGTTAGAGCTCATCTTTCAGAAGGTAATGGAATCACTTATGATTCGGCTTCTGGGCAGATAACTATAACAAATACCGGAGTAAATTCAGGTACATATGGTTCAAGCACTGAAATTCCTGTATTTACAGTAAATACTAGAGGTCAAATAGATTCAGTTGGAACGGTTGCAGTTGCAGGAGTCACTGGATTTGTATATGATTCATCAAGCGGAAATCTAACTATTTCTACTGCTGATGGCGCAACTTTTAGTGATAGTATTAACTTAAATCCATTTACTACAAATGAACTAGTTGAAGGTAGCGATAATCTTTATTATACTAGAGCTAGATTTGATTCTGCATTAGGTGATAATACATCAATTACTACAATTAGAAGTTATTTTAATACCGGAGGTGATTTATCATACGATTCTACTACTGGTAAATTCTCAATTGACGTAGAAGAAATTTATACCGCTGGTAACTTTGATTCTGATTTTAGAGTTAGATTATTAACTACTACAACTGATTCAATTGGCGAAGGAAGTACAAATTTATATTACACTACATCGAGAGCTGACTCAGACTTTGATGTTAGACTTACAACTAAGTCTACTACTGATTTAAGTGAAGGAAATAATCTTTATTATACCACAACAAGAGCTGACTCAGACTTTGATGTTAGACTTGGTATAGCTGGATCTATTGCTACGATTAGAAGTTATTTCTCAGCTAGTGGTGATTTATCATACGATTCTACTACTGGCGATTTTAGTTTTGATGTAGAACAAGTTTATACAAAAGCTAATTTTGATAGTGATCTTGGTGATGCACTAATTGGCGGAAAGGGAATATCTTACGATTCATCAACAGATACTATTAATATTGATTCGGCTGAATTCTCTGCAATGTTCACTACTACAGATTTGCCAGAAGGTGATAATTTATACTATACATTAGCTAGAGTAGATTCGGCCTTTGATGTTAGACTTGCAACTAAGTCTACTACAAACCTAACTGAAGGTGATAACCTTTACTACACTACATCGAGAGCTGACTCAGACTTTGATGTTAGACTTGCAACTAAATCTACTACTGATATTACAGAAGGAACAAATTTATATTATACTCAGACACGGACTGATTCAGATATTATTTCTAGATTAAAAGACGTAAATGAATTTGATGCCGATTCAGTTGGTACTAGAGAATTAATTGTAGAAGCTGATGATTCTGCTGGCGATTTAACTATTAAAAATGGAATTATTCATAGAGAATATCATGGAAGAACTGGTGGTGATTCCACATCTGAAAGAGTTAACGTATATGTTAGAACAGCGGCAAAAACAAGCAATCACAGATTCTATCAAAAAGGATCGGCAGCTGCTTACTGGTTATCATATGATTCAGCTGATATAGGCACAGCTAGAGAAATTCAAGCGCCATATTTAGAAATGACTCCAGGTGTTAAATACAGATTTTGGACATTCCACAATTCAAATTCAACACATGATGTTAGATTTTACTATGAAAACGATAAACATGAAAGATTAGAACCATCAAGTCCAGGTGTAGATATTACATATAATGGAACAGCTGGTCAGGCCGGTGCGTATTCAGAAATTTTAGTTCATGACGGCGGCCCGCAATCCTTAGCATATCAATGTATCAATCATCAATATATGGGTAATCATCTTAACTCAAAATCATTAGCATTATCAAGATTATATCAAACAGATTCGGCTATTAATGTTGTTGGAACATTAAACGCAATAATTGACGGAGGTACGTTCTAAGCGTATAAATAGATTAAAGTCGAGTTTTTACTCATATATGGCTTCCTTTATTAAGGTGTAACTATGGCAGCAAATATTAAATTAAAAAGATCCGCGGTTGCGGGTAAACAGCCTTTAGTGGCAGACATCGATTACGGTGAGTTAGCATTAAACTATGCTGACGGTATTCTCTATTACAAAAATAATATCGATGATATTGCATCAATATCTGGTGGTGGAGCAGACGCAGATAGCGCAGCTCCTACTGGCGCAGCTTTAAGAGATGGCCAACTATGGTGGGATGCTACAAATGGTAGACTTAAGATTTATTATGACGACGGTGCTGATTCTGCTCAATGGGTAGACGCATCTCCTGCTGGTAGAGGTTACACTGGTTCGGCCGGCGCAATAACATTTAGTGAAACTGCTCCAGCAAATCCTTCAGATGGTCAAATCTGGTATAATTCAACAACAGGAAAATCATATCTCTATTATGAAAATCAAAGTAATAGAGCATGGATTTTATTTGCAGATCCAACTGTAACAGATGGTGACACTGGTTTTACTGGATCTGTAGGTTATGTTGGCTCACAGGGAACAATTTCACCTAGAAACATTTCACTTCTTAATCCTTCAGGTGGTGAAGAAATAACTTTACTTAGAACTACCAATGCAATATCAGTTTCAGAAGTAAGAGCTGTAATTAGAGGAAGTAGTTGTGAATACGCAATAAAATATGATACTGATAGAAGTGCAGCTGGAACTACAGTAGCAACAGAAACAACCACAAACACAACTACAGGATCGACTCCTGTAATTTCTAATGCTTCTATTCCTGCTGGAAATTATGTTTGGTTAGAAGTTGTTGCTGTGAATAGCTTAACTGAAATTTCAGTAAATGTTACATTTTAAGGAGTAAATAATGGCAGCTTTAAATTTTCCAGCATCTCCTACACATTTAGATCAATACGTTGATCCTAATCAAGCTGTTTGGCAATACGATTCAGATGGTTCATTTTGGAATGTTATAACGAGCACAACTCGTAAAAATTTCAGTGGATCTAAAAGAAGAATTCAAACTTCATTTGATGTTACAGAAACCCTATCACCAATTGAATTTTTAATTGAAGATTTTTCGGTAGATAATTATTTTGGTGGTTCAACTACTAGAGCAACTGTTCCAACTACTGGCTTTTATAGAGTTTATGTTTCTCTTTTCACTTCAACCGGTGGTTCTGGCGCATCTTATACTGCAGAATTAAGAAAAAACGGAGTTTATTTATTTACTATTAATTTGGGGCCAAACCAAAACGTTAATTTTGATGAAACACTTTCTCTAGTTGCTGGTGACTATATTGAAGTTTTTGCATCTGAAAGTGCTAATGTAGGTCAATTTACAAATGAATCAGAATTTTTAGTGTATAGAATAGGTTTTTCTCCAGGCACTGGAATTAGTAATCATAATGCGTTTAGTGGAGTTAGAGCCGTTTTAAACGGAGCAGTAAATGCTACAAGTACTCCTACACCAATTTCATGGTTTACTACTGATTTTAATGCTAATGCAAATGTGATTGGAGATTTATTTTGGTATTCAGGCGCGCCTGATAGATTGACAGTAAGAACTTCAGGATTTTATAGATGTAGATCCTTTGTTCTTACTAACTCTTTTGGTGGATCAGAAACATATACTGTAGAAATTAAGAAAAATAATACAACTACTATTGATACAATTACAATGGGTCCAAATGACCAATTAGATTTTGATGAAGTTTTAGAACTAGCATCAGATGATTTTATTCAATTAATTATTAGTAACTCTGATAACACTGGAGCAGCTAATCAAGAAACATATTTAGAACTTGTCAGAGAAGGAGTGTAATCTATGGCATTCGTTAAATCAACCAGTACACTTTCCGCNGATGCTATTACGGTACCGGGCCTTTCTGGCGGTGATAATGGTAAAGTAGTAAGAATTTCTGGATCAAACATTGCAACTAATGCTGCAAACACTGATACCGCAACTCAGCTTCAAGCTGTATTAATTAAAATTGGTGATGAATATTATGCTGGAGGAACTGTTTCTGGTTTTACTGGATTAACAGCAAGCACGCCATTATTTTTAGATGCAACAGGAGGATTAACAACATCTCCTCCTTCTCCAACTGCTTCAACTAGAGCGCTATTTATTGGTTTCGCTATAAATTCAACCGACCTTGTTTTTAGACCAGGAATACCTATTTCAGGAACATAACATATGACTATTGCTAACGTAACTAGAGCTATTGAACTTGCTGATGACTCAGATTTCTTGGGTCTTCCAGTTATGCATCACATATCTGAACAAGGTTATTGGTATACTTATCATCCTTCAGATTATGATTCAAATGCAACTTTATCTGGTAATTCTATTTCAATATATGAGTGGGATTCTCTATCTCCAATTTCTTCAGCGGATCAGCTTTCTGGAAATTCGAGCAGAATAGAATTAGATGGGACTGCAGCATTTATTGATGAATCACATGGGAATGGTACTTTACGTTACCACGGAGGCTGCGTTGTACACATTGGTTCTGGCGTTAATGATATTACTAATGTAAATGAAGCTAATGCTTTCTTTATGGCCCATATTGGGACTTGGGGTGATGATGGACCAGCAACTGGTGGTTTATTAGAAGATGATGCTTTCTATTGGGATAGATTTTATCAACAATCGGCTGGTGGTGATTGGAATTATTATCAATATCATAAACACTTACCCTCTAATTATCCAAGATTTGATGACGGCCGGATTGTTTTTGCTGCTGATGATTATATTAGACCAGCTGATAAACAATATGGTTATTTAATTAGTGTGAGAGCTAGTACTGGGGGAAAATCTTACAATGTTCCTTTGGCTCGTATTCACACCCCATCTATTGGTGGAGCTCATAACTCTCATAATGATGTAACTTTGCCTAACACTTCAGGTGTTAACTTCGTAAATGGGGGAATTATATCTGGAGGATCAAATAGATTCCACGCTTCATATTTAGATTCAAATGGAAGTGGAAATTGGAATTTTTATACGAGAACATACACTTCAAGTTCAGGATCTTTTACTCCAGAAGTTAATTATGGTTCTTTTGATTTAGCTGACCCTGTAAATACACCTTATGCTGGAGGTGATGCTCAAGCTGAAGGATCGGTAAGTGAATACCCTATGAGAATGTCTGCGGGCCATTCTTTTGGCTCTAAGGTTTATTGGCCAGTTTTAATGAACTCAGTTTATAAGTCATTTGACGTTACTCTATATGGTGATGTGATTCAAAATTTATATAGAGTTGGTGGTGAACATAGAGATGATCCTAATAAATTAAATGCTACAGATCCTAGTACCGGAGATCAAAATCCTACAATATATTTAAAAGTAGGTGATACTATTGTATTTGATGCGTCTCAATCTTATCAAAATCACCCAATGTATGTAAAATCAAGCTTGGTCAACGCTTTAAATACAAGCCAAAATGTGGCATCAGGTACTTCTGGCAATGGAACAGCTACAATAACATGGGACACTACTGGATTAACACCAGGTGAATATTATTATGTATGTGTTGTGCACAATGGTATGTATGGTAAAATTATTTTAGAAGCTTCTAATAATTGTGTAGATGCTCAAATTTGGAGTGTTACTGATGCTAATACTATTTCACCAGGAACATTAAGTAGAACAGATCTTCCATGGAGATTTACAGGAAGAGATGATAAGCCAGATATTTTAATTACAAGTGTAGGCGATAAACTTTATATTGCAGGTGGATCAGCTAGAGATGGTGGCTTACACTTGTATAGTGCTGAAGCAATTGATTCCACAGGAAGTTTTTATGATGAAGGAAAAATTATAAGCACTGATTCTGAAAATCCTGCAAGATTACACGGATTTAAATATAATGCAACTAATACAAAATTTTATGCATTAGCTTCAGCAGATGGACAATCTAATTTTAAAGGGCTATATAGTTTTGATTTGGCTGGAGGTACATTTGACGGTTATGAGCATTTAAAATGGAATGATTCTGGATATTTTGAAGATATAGGTGCAGCAACAAGTGGATACATAGAATACACTCACTCAAATGCTCAATACACAGCTAAATCGACAATTGAGCCTGAAGGCATACCAAATGGATCTTCTATTTTAAGATGGGATGTTTCATCTCCACAATTTTTTAATAGAAAAGAAATAAACACTAATTCTGAAGAATATCTTTTTCAGGGGATTTACTTAAAAGATGGAAGAAAGGCTTTAGTTGGCAGAATTGAAGGCCATGTTGGAAACACTGGAACTGATAATACTGGAGATTTATTACTTACCATTGTTGATAATGAAGGTGAATCAATAAGTTATTCTTGGGGTGGAACTGGCGATGATTTTATTACTGGTATTATAGAAGATGAAGAAAATGATAGACTCGTAATATCTGGATACGCTAAAGGTGAATTGGGTAGTAAATCAAATCAATGGGTGCATGGATGGGCGAGAAGATTAAGAAATACTGATAATACAGCAGGAATAACATTTACTGGAATTGACATAGATCAATATGGGCATTATTCATTGTCTGCAAATGATAATTTAAATGGAGATGCGCTTCTTACATGTTATAATAAAAACTTTGACTATCAAACAACAGTTGCTATGTCATTAGGTGGTGAATCTGATAATTTTTCTGGTGTTCTTACTACAGCAGATAATAAAAGAGTAGTGGTTGGTGGAACTAAAAATCTAACATCAGAAAAGAGTGCATTTGTAATGAATGTTGATTCTGATTTTACAACTGTAAATTGGGCTAAAGGATTTAGTTCTAGTACGAATTATTTAACAATTACCGACCATTGCTTAATTCAAAATTCAGGGACTGAATATGCCATTTGTTTTGCTCAAATAAACACTACCGTTGACCAAGAAGATTATCAAAAAGAAGGTGTCTTATTTGGTGTTAATACTTCAAACGGAAGTATAATTTTCCAAAAATCAATAAGTGGTTTGGCATCAAGTCCATCTACTATGAGATGGGTATCTTCAATCGCGCCAGGCGCGCCTAATACTGGTACGTTTTTTATTGCTGGATCATCAGGTATTGAACTTAGTGGGCCTACTAGAGTTTATAAAACTCCTTTCTTTGCTTATGGTGATATTAATACTAGTGATGTTATCAATTATATTGAAGATAAATGGGGAAGCAACGAAACATCATATCAATTAGTTTCTGATCAAAATAGTAATTGGGATATTAATGAAAGTAGGTTTGATGTTATTAGAGTTTCAAAATATGATTCAGCTACTGGCACCTATGATTTAATATTAGGAGGCAGAGCAGAGGATATTAGTCTTGCAGCCGAAGATTCTGCGTCATATACAGATCAAACAACTGTTATGGGTAGAACAACTGGACATGTTAGTCATGGTATTTATGAAAAAATTAAATTCGTAGATAGTAATTATAAAACTAGTACAATATGGGCTAAACAGTTAAATTCACATAAAGGATATATTGAAGGTGTCACTACTCTATTGATTGAAGAATCAGATATGAGACCTTGGTGGTTTAATGAAACAGAATTCTTCCATAATGGAAATAGTAGAGTTGTTGCATTTGCAGATGGTTTAGGACTAGATAGTGATGCTAGTATTCTTAAATTAAGTGATACTGCATTTTTTGGCTTTAACGATAATGATGGTTCTTTATATTTTAGAAGTTCCTTTGGCCATATGGGTAGAGATTATATAAACACTGATGTTGTATGGGATCATAATTTTAGAAACTTTGTTGTAGCTGGTGGATCTTCTTCTCACTCTCCAGGTAAAGACGGAGTTTTATTTAGAGGTGATAAAGAAGGATTTGGGCAAGGTGTGTATCACACGGCTGCTTCAACTTCGAATGCATATTATTATGATTCTGCGCCAATATATGTTTCAGATTGGACATGGCCAAATGTAACTAAAGACAGCAACCCTGCAGCCCCAGATAGTATATTAGATGCCAATGATTATAATCCTTCAATGATTACATCATCGTATAATAGTTTAGAATATAATGGTTCTTATGGTGCTAATGGATTGTTTACAGGTTTCCTAGGAATAGTAGATAAATCAGATTTACAATCATTCTTAAATACTGAAGAATATAAAGAAAATGTAGCTAATGGTATTAGAGTACATAGAGCTAATGATTTATTTCAAATACACCAAGTATCAACGGTTGGTGATGCCACCGCTGATGACGGGAACGTATTTATGTATGATGTAATTAAATCTACAGACGGTGAATACTATTATTTAGCTGGTCAAGTTTCAGGCATGCTCGCTAAACAAAATACAGGCTTATCCGGTGTTTATGATTATTTCTTAGGACAATGGGATATTGCATCAGAACAATTTAGATTTTGGCAAAATGGAACAGAAGATGATGAAGAAATTTATGCCTTAACTGAATTACGCGGAACATCTAAAGCTGTGACTAATCCTGAAGCTGAAAACAATGGTGCTGGTAAAGGAACTGTTAGCTGGACACCTTCAACATCTGGTTCATATTTTTATCAATGTGGAAATCATGGTGTTATGAATGGATCACTGAATGTTACAGTAGGTGTTGGAGGAAATACCTATAATATTGAAGTTCTGTATACAAATGCTCCAGGTGCATTTAGATTTAGTGGATCCGATAGAAATGGAGCTATTAATTCTAGTACTGATAATCCTACACTCACTATACAAACAAATGACACAATTGTATTTACAGTAAATAATGTTGGGCATCCATTCTGGATTCAAACTGAAACTGGTACAGGCGGTGCTAAAAAAGGACACATAGCATTTTGTGGACGAACTACTGGTCAATTAGGTGATCCTGCAGATACTCCAACATTTGGAGGTTATGATTTATTTTTAGGAATCTTTGATCCTAGAAATTGGAATGCAGAATATTATAATATGGGTTCAGGCTATAATGACAAAGCAATGAATCTTCATGATATAGATAGCACTATACCTAATACACTAGCTTTAGTATACACTACTTTTGGATCAATGAATGGTGGACCTACATTTGGATCAGAGGATATTGGTATAATAACATTTAATTATGATACTGATGATTGGAGTGAAGGTTTTACAACTGGATCGGAAACTTCAGAAGAAATAGATCAAAATGGTAAACCTAGTACAAGATTAGCTGATGGAAGAATAGCAGTTGTCGCAAATAGCTCAGGCGCATTTGCAGATAACTCTGTAACATTTGGACTAAAGGATATGGTTTTAGGTATATTTGACTTTGATAGTGATACGTTGAATGGTGGCTATAAAGGATGGAGAAAATATCAAGTTGGATCTGGTTCTTCAGATTTTTCTTATAGCGTTGATAACAATGGATCTTCATTACTTATAACTGGTTATTCAGAAGCAACATGGGATAAAGAAGTGCATGGTGTTATAGTTGAATTTGACCCAGAAAGAAATGTGCTTGCAAAATCAAGCGGGAGTTAATAAATGGCAATTTTAAATTTTCCACCTAATCCTAACAACGGCGATTCATACACCGCCAATGGGATTGATTATACGTATGATTCTAATACGACGTCTTGGATTGTAGATGCTGCAGTAGGATATACTGGATCAAAGGGATTTACTGGATCTAAAGGAGCAGGATATACCGGGTCAAGAGGTCTTTTAGGCTATTCTGGATCTCGAGGATTTACGGGATCACGCGGATTTACTGGATCAAGAGGATTTGCAGGATCTGCAAATTCACTCGGAATTATATACTATATCGACACAACTACAACCACGACTGCAGCGGACACTGTTCCTGGTCAAATGGTTTTTAATAGCGGCACTTTTACTAGTGCTACTGAAATAGCTATTGATGCCTTTGATGACCTTAATAATAATCAAAATGGTTATATTGACACATTTGATGATTTCGGTTCTAGTACAAATAGAGGCTATTTGTACGTAAGATCTTTAGACGCATCAGATAGTGGATTTATAATTTATGAAGTTACTGGCAGCGTTGTTTCAACAGGTAGCGCGAGAAGATTAACTGTTACTGGCATATCAGGCGGAGCGGGTTGGCAAAATAATGATAAAGTACTTATCAATTTTATTCATCAAGGACAAACAGGATTTGTTGGATCGCAAGGTGATAGAGGATTCACTGGATCAAGAGGATTTACTGGTTCTAAAGGTGACAGAGGATATACCGGATCTAAGGGTGATATAGGATTCACGGGTTCAAAAGGTGATAGAGGATTCACTGGATCTCAAGGCGTTATAGGATATACCGGATCTAAGGGTGATAGAGGATTCACTGGATCTCAAGGCGTTATAGGTTACACTGGATCAAGAGGTGCTACTGGTTTCAATGGATCTCAAGGTGATATAGGTTACACTGGATCTCAAGGCGTTATAGGATATACCGGATCTCAAGGCGTTATAGGATATACCGGATCTCGAGGATTTACTGGTTCACGTGGATTCACTGGTTCGAAAGGTGATATAGGTTACACTGGATCTCAAGGCGTTATAGGATATACCGGATCTAAGGGTGATAGAGGATTCACGGGTTCACGTGGATTTATAGGATACACTGGTTCGAAAGGTGACAGAGGATACACTGGATCTCGAGGATTTACTGGTTCAAGAGGTGATGATGGTACATCTGTTACAATTGCTGGATCAGTAGCAGACGTTAACGTAAATCCTCCAAATAATCCCCAAACCACTTTAAACAGCGCGTTTGGTTCAGCTGGCGCTGGTGATGGTGTTGTTGATCAGGCAACTGGTAACCTTTGGGTTTATGATGGAGCGACTTGGAATAATGTTGGCCAGTTTGTTGGTTACACTGGTTCAAAAGGTGATATAGGTTATACTGGATCGAAAGGTGACAGAGGTTACACTGGATCGAA